GACTGAACCCATCTCTGCTTACTCTTTGGTCCAAAACAATGGTACGCCCGTTACCAAAAGAGCTACCTTAAATTTTGCTGGAACCGGACTTGTTGCAACAGATGACTCTGGGAACACCAGCACTGATGTGACTCTAGCTAGCGGTATTAGTGGTTGGAATGGCTTTGCTAGTAGTGGAGTATTAGTCGAAACGGCAACGAACACTTATGCTGCTCGCACAATAACCGGCACTTCCAACGTCATAGCTGTTACTAATGGCAGCGGTGTTTCTGGCAACCCTACTATTACTATCGATGCTGCTTATGTTGGTCAGACTAGTATCACCACTTTGGGTACGATCGCTACAGGAACATGGCATGGTTCAGTAGTTGGTGGTACATATGGAGGTACTGGAGTTAATAATGGTGCCAATACCATTACCATTGCAGGAAATGTTAGTACTGCTGGATCCTTTACGACATCGGGCGCTTTTCCATTAACATTGACTACGACAGCTTCGACAAGCGTAACATTGCCTATTTCCGGTACTCTTGTGAATAGTAGTGTAGCTACATTATCTTCTTTGTCGTCCGTAGGAACTATCACCACCGGAACTTGGAGTGCTAATCTTCAGGATTATACGGAGACATTGACCAGCGCATCGACAGGAAGTTCCTACACGATGAATCTCGCTAATGGAAATGTATTCAGGCTTACCTTAACTGCTACAGCGACTCTTGCTTTTAGCAACGTTCCTGCTTCGAATTTTGTATCTGTCACTGTGCAGCTTGTTCAGGACGGGACAGGAAGTCGTACAGTTACCTGGCCCACAGGGACTATATGGGCTGGTGGAACGACTCCTACATTGACTCTTACTGCTAACCATGTGGATGTTTTTGTGCTAACTACGCATAATAATGGCACTACCTGGTATGGATTTGAATCTGGCGCAAACTTTGCATCGTAAGGATTAATATGGCATTTAGCGCAACACGTATGTTAATGGCTGCAGGATTTGCTGGAAATGTTCCAGCTGGATACCAGGCTGCTCTTTTTAGTAGCAGTAACTCAACTGGTAGCCACATAAACATTCCTACCACGTCTTTATCCTCTTCTGGCACTGGCATAATAAGTATGTGGTTCAATATAGCCGCAATCCAGTCGCCTAATGGCAATAGTCTTTTTAGCCTGACTACGAATACTGGAGGCACATTAGCATGTAGTACAAATCCTGGATCTTCTCCTGCATCACTTAGTCTGGCCATTGGTTCGAATGGATCGCCGAACGCTAATAATACCACTACCCATTTAGTCACGACAAATGGTTGGTTTAATCTACTTAGTTCATGGAATGGTGGAACGGGTGCATTTACTGTGTACGTTAATGGGACAGGGCCCGGTAGTGTCGGCGGCACTGTGAGTGGGATTTCTATCCCTTATGCCACTACGGGGCCGTTCATTATCGGATTCTTTAGTGGTAATGCAAGCGCTTTAAATGGATGTGTGAGCGAATTCTATTTTGCTCCTGGTCAGTTTTTGGATTTCACTAACTCTTCAAATAGAGCGTTATTTTATAATAGCGGAACCCCAGTGAATCTCGGAACAACTGGTCAAACGCCTACTGGAACATCCCCAGCCATTTACTGGAAAGGCGCTTACAACAACCTTACTAATCTAGGCACTATTGGTGGTTCATTCACCGCTGGTGGAGACGCCCTGACCAATTGTAGTTCTGCACCGTAAAATCTAGTTGAACCAGTGCGAATAAATTTGAAACCGTAGATTTAAAATACTATAATTAACCGTACAATTGCCCGCAACACATTCAAAAATGGAGATAAAAATGGCAAGAGAAGATAGAAAAATGGAACGCAGAGAGCGCACCAGTCGTCATGAAAATCTTGGCACTTTAGACATGGGCATTCCTAACTACGACAGTGGTGAGCCTTGGGATGAGCCTTTGACCCCTTTGAAGAATCGCTTCAGTGCTATCCATGATGTTCAAATGGATGAAGTTCTTCGTAGTGGTGCTAAGACTTCTGCCATGGAAAACAAAGCTCGTTACATGAAGCCTAGATATCAGTCCGAAAAAGAGTACTAAAATGCCTCTAGATAAAAGCAAAAGCAAAAAAGCTTTTTCTGAAAATATCGGCCGCGAAATAGCGGCCGGTAAACCTAAAAAGCAGGCAGTAGCCATCGCCTATTCTGTAAAACGTGAAGCTGAAAAAAAATCGGTTCCTAGACGTTCTGGACCTAGAGGTAAGTAATGCCAAGAGGCCAATACGATCGCAGCAAGAAAGATTCCAAGGAATCCTCTAAGATGAGTGAGTCCGCTGAGTTTGCAATGGATCTGAAAAAGAAGATGAATCCTGGCTATGCGGATCGCCTAGAGGACAGACATCGTGCAGGGCTACAAAGAGCGCGTGAAAAATTAGCCGTTCTATTTGAGAGATAATATGAAGCGCACGCCTACTACACTTGGTAAGTTAGGCGATAAGCTTGGTAAGAGATCAAATTTACCTACAGAGCGCAGAGCAACACCAGCAAGAAAAGTTCTTCAGCAAGATAGTAGTATCCCTCCAAGGTTACCTCGAGGGGCTGGCAGTTCCGCTAATTACAATGTTGGTATGGGTGTCAGCGCTGATGTTGGTGGCAGGAACAATATTCGTGTTACTTCTTCTCAGCTATCACCCAACAGGAACAAGCCCGTTTCGAAAGCAGGCAATAAGCTTCCGCCCTACAATGATAGAAAGGGCAAATTGAAGAAATTCGCTGACACGGAGTTGAACAATAATTGACTAGCAAATCCAAGGTAAAGACTGTGAAACAGCATGTCAAGGCAACTAAATCGAAGCCTCTCATGACCTTAAAGCGTCAATCTGCTGCCTCGAAAGAAAGATTGATTTCCAATTATCTTGGCAGACAACAGCCGATGTGAGGTGGTTACAATTTGTGACCAGTTGCTATTAGTTCCCATCCCATTTAGATCCAGTACTATCTAATAGATCCATGGCATGTCCAAGATCTTTAAAGAATTGTCTGGTTGGAATTTCTAGATCATCTACATAATGCTCATGCTGATTTAAGGATTGTTTGGCCACTTTGGCTACCAAGTGTACCAGCATTTTGTATTCAGAAATGGTGAGAAATCTCATGTTATGCTCATAAATAGATCAATTTCTGCTTGTCTGCGGGCGATAAGGCCTTTCTGGCGTCTGCCTTTGGCCCAAACCCACCGCATAAATTCCTTCGGGAGATCGCTGAATTCTAAGCGATTCACCTTCTGTAGGATGATGGACCGTTGTAAACTGCCGCAACCTTCATTGAAAGCAAAATCGATAAGTGCAGCATACTGATTTTCATTGAGTGGTACTTTTGTGTAGCGCACTACAGCAGTGGCAGATACTAGAAGATCCTGTCTTAATAAACTCTCAGCTGTAGTCTCATCAATGTAGTCTAGGCCATCGCCTACTTTGCAAAGATGGCCGTAGCCTATAGTGGCATTGCCAGCGATATCGCTATATCTGCTCAGACGGCATCCTTCGAACTGCTTAACCAGATCAACAGCTGCTTGGGGTACAGGCGGAATAATCATTTTATCTTGGACATGCTCCTAGAACCAAAATAGAAAGCAATGATCCCAGCAAATATGGCGGAATCATTATCTCCCCACAATCCATACATGACTGCTTCGGAGAATGCTTGTCCGAGAGATATATCGTGGAAAGCCAAGAAAATGCAAGGAAGTTTTGCTATGAAGAATAAGAAGAAGAATGAGAATGCGATGATGGGACGTACGCATCCATTGAGCGCATCCACCCATTTGATGCCGGTTTCATAAGTGGAGTAAAGTGTCTTTAACTCTTCTCCTGCCGCCGAGACCTGTACTTCCTGAAGTTGAGTTGCCAAGTTCAGTTTAGCATATTCAATCTGCAGGTTCATGATGGCAAGTTCTTGAGCCTTATCCTGATTGTCCTGAAACAGTTTGAATATGTTGGGGAGGGTGCTTCCGAGAAAGCCCAGAAGAGAAGCTAGGATAGTTATCATTGCATGTCCTCTGATAAGGGCATTGCATGAGGCATAATGAGGATGTTGAATTCATCGCAGATCCGCTGAAGCTTATGATCTAGTGCCTCAACTTTATCTTCTAAGTCTTTGAATTCATTGTAGAAATTCGAGAACATAAATCCCGCAATCATCTGCAGGGCAATGAATAGGATGATCACTATTTTGGATAGGAATCTGGAGCTCTCTGAGTTATGGCTAAATATCATTTTCTCTGTTGGTTCCTGGCTCGGTAGCATAGTACAGCCTTATTTAGTTGATAGTATACATTGTAGACTGTATAATACTACCACAATTTCAACTAGCAGTGCAACAATAAAGGAAATAATGATGGCAGGAAACGTAGAAAATCAGAAAGCAGTGATCTCAACGCGAGTGGATAGAGGAAAGTTATCTGAGATCCGCAAGTTGGCCAAGACCGAATATCGCAGCATCTCTAATTTTCTGAGCATGCTCGTAGATAAATGCATCGTAGAAACTAGAGAGCGAGATCGTCAGAATCAGGAACAACATCCACAATAGTTGTTGTGTTGGCTAGCTTGCGCTGCGTGGCGGCTATACCGAGCTTGCGTGCATTATTGTAAACACATGTCTTGCTTATATTGAAATGTTTGCATATCTTCTCAATTGTTACCTCTCTATCCAGAAAAAGGGCTTTAAATGCGGGATGGTCTTCTTTTTTTAGTTTTTCTGGCCTGCCTGTCGGCTCTCCTCGTATACGGGCCGCATGTACGCCTTCCCTGATACGCTCACATATGGTATCGTGTTCGAGCTGAGCAAAGCCAGCGATGATAGTATACATCATCTTGCCTATGGGGGTTGAAGTGTCGATACCTTCGGTGATGCTCCTGAAGGTAACGTTTTTCTCTTTGAAAATATGTAGTAGTTCCAGAAGATGTTTGACGTTACGGCTTATGCGATCGTACTTCCAAACGATAAGCGTGTCCCCTTCCCTCATGTATTCTAGTGCGGCTTCCAGTCCTTGCCTCTTCTCTTTCACGCCACTAGCTTGATCCTGGAATATCTTTGTGCAGCCGGCAGCTTTCAGGGCATCCATTTGTAGATTGAGAGTTTGATCTCCGGTGGAAATTCTTGCATATCCTATGATGGTATTACCCATAATTTTTCTCCTTCACCATTCTTGCCACGGTGCTCTCGAATTCCACTGCATTGACAGCGTGATGACAATATAAATCAACTAAGTAGTCAGGTAACTTTTCATTTCTCCTTGAGTATTCTTCGCGCGCTATGGAAATGACTCTTCTTATTTCTTCATGATAGCTGCGCATCATGTCGATGGACTGAAGAATCAGCGCATGTATTTTTTCACTCATACTTATATCCTGTCATTTGATTAAATGTGTATGCGAAGCAGTCCCACAATCGCTTATCGATGTCTGGAGGTATTTCATCGACTAATTTCATTTTTAATCGCAGCCACATGAAGTAATTAATCATGAAGACGAAATCATCGATGCGGTGCTCTTCTAATTTTTTGAAGTTGAGCTTTCGTACCATTCGTGCTAGTCTCGCTACTAGATCTTCTCTGACGAGATAGTCGACATCGAGATGCTTTCGAATATAAGAATCAAATCGCACCTGAAACATTTTTGATGTGGCCGATTGCTTTCTTGTAAATATCCCACTCATTTGCTTTCCTAAAAACATATGCTTTTGGTGCTTAGATTTAAGTACTATGGGCTTACTATAATCATCGATTATGCGTTTGTATACAGAATATTTCTAGGATGCTACTTAAGGAGCTCCTAAATACCCTGTACCTAAAAGTTGTTGTCAACAGGGTCATAAAATAATTCCCCTGTCATATTATAGCGATATCGCTATGCGCACGGCGATATCGCTATGTGTCCCCGCTACTTCGCCGCACTTCGCCGCATTAAATCGCCGCAAGGGGGGTAAGCCCTTTTAACCCGCGCATTTCCTCGATAATTCAGGGGGGCTAACCCCTTTTTACGTCACTAAATCGCGCTACCCTAATCCCCCTTCTCCGTACTTCGCCGGAGTTCGCCGCTATAATCTCCGCTTTTCCCAAATTCTTCCCGTTTTCCCAACTTTAGGTGCTTTAGCCACTTTAGGTGGGTATAATGGGTGCATTTTATTTTGCATCCATTACATTCCCGCGATTTTTATGGTAAAGACCCCGCGATTTTCAACATACGGGTGAAACTGTTATGTGGTTTATTCAATTATTATATATTATAATAAAAAGTGTTGACAATAGGTATTTTGTATCTATAATGGTTCTATAACAACGTAGGAGAAGACGAAATGAATCATATGACTAATAAAGGGCCGGAGGCGACGATGGAAGAGATCCTGGTCACAGGAAACCTTAGCGCACTTAACCCCGCTCAGCGTTTGGAGTTC